AAAAATATGCTACTACCATATGGTGCAATGATCAAGAACGACGTAATCGAAGCTTTCAACGCTGCTGTTGTAAACCCTGAGAATATTCACCAGGGTGGTGGCATTAACTGGGACTTTGTTGAATCTGACTTGCAAATTGGTCTAGGTGTGATCTATAACTCAGATTACCTGAACGATTGCTTTGCAGTTCTTGTTGATAAGCACTTTGCTTAATGCATGATCTTGTGACTTATATACTATTAAAGGCTATACTATATGGATGTATAATACTTCTTATTGGTGGTCTTACAATGGAAGTGTACTATAGCATATAATATATCAGATCACTGGTTATACTATTATAGTAGGAGGGGTGAATGAGTAAAACAGTACACTATGTTGGTATGGACGAAGCCACCTACCAAAGAGCTCGGAGAGTCTGGGGTGGTCCAGCTTACTACCACAGGTGGATGGACGATAGAGTTTGGACTGAGGTTGGTGATGAGGACGTTGTTGTTGTTGATAACCCACGGTACAGCTCATACGTTTGGGATGCTAGTAGCGTTCCACAAGAATATACTAGCTAAAAATTGGTGAAAGGGTTGGCTTCTGTCAGCCCTTTCATTACAAAGAGGGTAAGAATAAAATGAAAAAAATACAAATTAGGGGTTGACATTATTAATCTGATCAGCTATACAGATAGTGTAACAAAAGAAGGATACGATATGATGTGGTATGTTGAAGCGAAGTTTGATCCCTATGGCGGTGTAAACTTTCAGAAATATGTTGGTCTTGAAAAAGATCAAGCCCAAGCGATTGCAGCTGAATACTCTAATTCTGGCTGGGGTTATGTCCGTGCGGGAGTTATGGCAAATGGTTAAAGCTTCTGATCTGCATGAAGGGTTTATCCAAAAGCCTGTTATGGAACAGCTCGGTAAGATCGTCGACTCTGAGAGTCTGCGTGAGTATGTCTGCCAGAGCAAATTTAACCCATTCGATACAGTCACTACTGATGACGGCAAACAGTTTCGACTCAGCGCTGGGCAGGCACAGAAGCTAATGAACTTTGTTGCCAACACACGTATGCCCTATCGCCGTAACATGATATACAATATCCAAGACTCTTTCGGCTTTGGTAACTTACTCAAACTGGTACTAAAATGAACATCTTTATTCTCGATAACGACCCAGTCAAAGCCGCACAGCTTCAGTGCGACAAACATGTCGTCAAGATGATACTTGAATCTGCGCAGATGCTATCTACAGCACACCGTGTACTTGATGGTAAGCTCACAAAGATCCCATCAAAGTCAGGTAAGACTATGGTCAAGCATTGGGAATTAGATCACCATGACGATGTAATTTATAAAGCTGTACACGTTGGGCATCCATGCACAGTATGGACTATGGAATCAAATAATAACTACAACTGGCACTATACCCACTTCTGTGCTTTGCACGAAGAGTTTATATATCGCTATGGTAAAACTCACCGCTCTTTTGACCTTCTCGGTGAGATACTCAAAACTCCTCCACGTAATATTCCAGTACATTATCTCACGCCATTCAAGCTCGCTATGGGTGTTGCACCCCAATGTATCAATCACAACGACCCCGTTGGTTCGTATCGTGCCTTCTACCAAACCAAGCAAGAACGTTTTTCTATGAGCTGGTCCAAACGTCCAGTTCCCGAGTGGTTTAGTTTTACAGCTGCCTAAATAAAAATAAAGAAAGTAGATTATGCCAATATATGATTTTGTAAACAAAGAAACAGGTGAGGAATTCTCAGAAATGATGAGTATGTCTCAACGAGAATCTTACCTTGCCGAAAACCCCAATATACAACAAGTCTTAAATGCAGTTAATGTGTTCTCAGGTTCCCGTGTCAATAAAGATGCAGGGTTCGCAGAGAACATGTCTCGAATTGCAGAGGCGCATCCCAATTCGCCTCTAGCAAGTAAGGTTGGCGGAAAGTCAATCAAAGATGTGAAGACTGAGCAAGTTATTGCGAAACACCGTAAAAGGAGCGCCAGTCCCCCTTCGTGATGTTCCCATAAACAGTTAGGAGCACCCCTATATGCCAAAAAATATTTCTCTAGTCGACGACGATTATCTTGATAAATATCTAGAAAGAAGAACGAGAAAGCAAAGAAAAAGAAACAAGAATACTGGGCTACAGTTAGAAGTTATCGAACCTTTAAATGAGAACCAAGCGCTGGCGTTTGATTATTATGAAGATGGTAAGAATGTTATTCTACATGGATGTGCAGGGACTGGTAAAACATATCTCAGCCTATATCTTGCTCTTGATGATGTGATTAATAAACGCAGCGATAAAAGAAAAGTTATGATCATAAGATCGGTAGTCCCCACGAGAGACATGGGCTTCCTACCTGGAAACACTACTGAAAAAACTAAAGTTTATGAATCACCATACTCAAAGATGTGTACAGACCTGTTTGGCAGAGGCGATGCATATCAAAGTTTGAAGGCACACGGGACGGTTGAATTCACAACAACATCATTTGTGCGTGGCGAAACTTGGGACGATGCAATTATAATTGTAGACGAATTCCAAAATATGTCATTCCAAGAATTACATAGTGTTATGACTCGAGTTGGTGAGAACTCTCGTATCATATTCTCTGGAGATGGTAAGCAAGACGATCTAACCAGCCAACGCTATAAAACAGAATCAGGAATCCAAAGCTTCCTTCATATTCTACATCAAATGGACGCATTCGAAAGCGTTGATTTTATTCCCGCTGACATTGTCAGGAGTGGTTTAGTGAGAGAATATATAGAGAAGTGTTATGAATTAAATGTAGGATAAAATATGAACTTTCGTCATGAACAAATTGAACTAACTGAACTTACTGCAGAAACGTTACCCTCTGGAAGAACTTATACTACTCCAGAGGGTAACAAATATCCATCTATCACAACCTGCCTTTCTATCCTTTCCCGTGACAGTATCGCCAAATGGCGTGCACGGGTTGGAGAAGAAGAAGCAAACCGTGTATCTGCGAAAGCTGCTGGGCGTGGAACAAGAGTCCACCAAATGTGTGAAGACTATATCAACAACAAACTTGATATATCAAAATACACTCCAGCTGATAAAGAAACATTTCTTTCAATCAAATCTATACTTGATGAGAACATCGGCTTAGTCCGTGGTCAAGAGGTTCCTCTCTATAGCGACTATCTCGGCGTCGCTGGGCGTGTTGATTGTGTTGCTGACTGGAATGGTAGGTTGGCAGTAATAGATTTCAAAACTGCAAAGAAACCGAAGAAGAAAGAATGGATCTCGAGTTATTTTATGCAAGCAGCTGCTTACTGTGTAATGTGGGAAGAGCGTACAGGTATCCCCATTGATAAGACAGTAATCGTTGTCGCTGTTGATGGTAGTGAGCCGCAAGTCTTTGAAGAAAAGAGAGACAACTTTATCCAACCTTGTATAGAAACAATTATCAGATATAAAAATGAGAAGCGCTAATCAAATGCAAAGCTTTGCACCAATACGTTCTGAGACTGGATGGAACATCAAAGTTTCATATTCAGATTCTAGATGGCTTGTTCTTGCATACAATGATATCACATGCGCTTTCGGAATGGAACTATTCAAAGATCACGAGGATTCAATTAGGTTTATCGAATATTTAATACAATATGGATAAACCTATATCCTACACCGGACGGGGATGGTCTCTCGGGAGAATTATTTTGGGATAACAACTTTTATTATAATGTTGTTTGAACCGTAAAGTATATTCGTAAGATTGGCGAGGAATGTTTGCTTCTCTATAGTGACAAATTTTTACTAATTGATTACTACCATCAAACCACAAATGAGTATGTGTCACAAGCACTAAGATCCACGCTACCAATTTCCATTCCAAACACCAATGCCATAAAATCCACCACCAGCAATTGCCAAGAATACTATTATTGCCAATATTGCAAATACAGCCTCCAAAAATGCATCTTTTCTTTTTTGTTGCTTGTATATAGTTTCTTGTCTCTCTTTTCTGATCTTTCTTCTCAGCTGAATCATCTCTTCCCAAGTGCCATACCCATACCTAAAGTTTAGCATCGTTTGTAACTGTTTTTCTTGCTCAGCTAATTTCTTCTTATGCATAATTATAGCTAAGGCTTCTTCTTCTACAGAGCCTCCAGAAAATAGTTTCTTAAATATTGGTGGATTTTTATTCTTTTCTGCGGCGTGACTTAAATCTGAAGCGGCGGTGTACCATTTACCTAAATGGGTTGCAACGTCTTCAAGATCTTTCCCTGCATCAACAAACCTCTTAACCATATTGAATGCACTTGTCGCAGCAGTAATTGCCGTAATTGGGTCTATCATCTATATCTCCTATTAAATAATCATAATATATTCAAAGGATAACATTCATGATAAAGTATTTATTTATATTTATAAAAAAAAGTGCTTGACATATCTTCCACTATAGAGTATAACTATGGTATAACATATGAGGCAGAAAAATGAGCATCTTTAAAAATCTGACTATCGCTTCCATAAACTTCTCTATCCTTGTGGCAATGGGTAGCGTAGCAGTTTCGCATCACGCAGAGGCACAAGCTGTAAAAGAGAAAGAAGTTTCTCAAGCAGAAATTATGTGTCTAGCAAAGAATATATACTTTGAAAATCACGGAAGATCAGAAGCGGACGCTTATGGCGTTTCTGACGCTATTATGAATCGTGTTGAAGATAGCCGCTACCCAAATACTGTTTGTGCAGTTGTTCAACAGGGTAAAAAGAATGCTGATGGAAGCATGAAACGAAACAGCTGTATGTTTAGCTGGTACTGTGACGGCAAAAGTGATAATCCCCGCAAAGGTAAAGCTTGGGACAACTCACTCAAATATGCTGTCGAATTTTATAGTGGTAAGGGTCGGGGCATCAGCCAAGGTGCCAACCACTACCACGCACATAATATGACTCCTTATTGGGCAGATGACTTGGATAAAGTTGGTCGCATTGGGAGTCACGTCTTTTATCGTTGGAATTGAGGAATATATGATTGATGTTTTAAATACTAAAAAGTTTTCGACTTTGATAGAAGAACTTGTTGTTGAAAAGAATCTACACTATATGGACGCTATCGTTTGGTGGTGTGAGCAGAATGACATGGAGATTGAGACAGCAGCCAAGTTGGTAAATTCTCTCATCAAAGATAAGATCAAAAGAGAAGCTGAAGACTTGAATTTTTTGGAGAAGTCAGCTAGACTTCCAGTATGAGTGAATCTATGAGCGGATATGTAGCATACCAAACATACTTGGCTGTTAGCCGACACTTCGGATCAAGTTATAATTTTTTCAAATATAATGGAAAAATTAATGTAAAAGAGACAACTTATCAATCTCGCAAAGATAAATACTTTTTTGAGAAAGCTGCACGCAAATTCAAAAGAGATGAGTTTGTTAAGTTTCTTGTTGCTAACTTCTCAAGAGGCTCTGAGGGATGGATCGGGCAACTGATCACACCCGCTAATGAGATCACATACATGAAGTGGAAGAAGACCATCGAGTCTCTGACTTATTCTTTCACACAAGAAGTTGAAATGATTAATGATTTAGAGGAGGAATTTGATAAAATTTTTGCATACCAAGACGGGATGCATCCGTTGCTATTCCGTCTCTATCTTAGAAATAAGGTCTCTCTTGAAACCATGGTGTTGCTTGACGACCTTGTAAATTATACGAAGGTGTGGTCTCAATATGATGATATTATGATGAGTGACTTCATCAAACTCCTGAATAAGTATAAGCCATTCCTTCATAACTTTTCCAGCCCTTCCAAAGAACGGCTGAGGAAAATAGTTTTGGAGATATACCAATGACAAATAAAGCGCAAGCAGAACTCGAACTTTCAATTGCTCTACTGCAAAGAGAAAATGCAGAAGCCTCTGCAAGAATTAAAGAACTTGAGGAAAATCTCACGATCTTAACTTCCCGACTCGAGACCTCAAAACGCTTGATTAATAATATAGATTATGGAGCGACATGATAAACTTCATAAAAAGAATTCTATATGATGCCTATGAAGTTACCATCTGGATGAATGATTCAGATGGTAACAGAATTGGTAAACCGCAAACCTTCAAACTATCATACCTCAAGAAGATCACACAGAACCAAATGATTGGTGAGGATATGAATGGAAAGAAGGTTCAAATAAAAACACTAAATAAGTTTGATTATTTTGTGAAAAAACTCTATTAAAGGGTTGACATACGCTGAATAATCAGTTATATTAAACTTCTATACTATGTAATATCGTGGATAAGATCTATACAACGCAAATAAAAGGAATACACATATGTCTTTTGCATCTCTTAAAAAGTCTCGTAACTCTTCTCTGGATAAACTCCTCCAAGAGTCACAAAAACTCCAATCAAATCAAGGTGGCGGCGGTGGCGCTGATGATCGTTTCTGGAAGCCAGAAGTCGATAAATCAGGCAATGGTTATGCCATTCTTCGCTTCCTTCCTGAGCCAGCTAACGAAGATCTCCCATGGGTTCGCATGTTTGATCATGGCTTCCAAGGTCCAGGTGGTTGGTATATTGAAAACTCTCTGACAACGATCGGTAAACCTGATCCTGTAGGTGAGTACAACTCCACTCTGTGGAATAATGGAACTGATGCAGGTAAAGAGCAAGCTCGCAAACAAAAGCGTCGCTTGTCCTACACCTCTAACGTTTTAGTTGTGAAAGACCCAGCTAACCCAGCTAACGAGGGTAAAGTCTTCTTGTACAAATATGGTAAGAAGATTTGGGACAAGTTGAACGAAGCTATGTCTCCAGAGTTTGAGGATGAATCACCAATCAATCCTTTTGACTTCTGGGAAGGTGCCGACTTCAAACTTAAAATCCGTAACGTCGAAGGCTATCGGAACTATGACAAGTCAGAGTTTGATAGTCAATCTGCCCTTCTCGGCGGAGATGACGCTGCTCTTGAAGGCATCTACAACAACCTACATTCTTTGCAGGAATTTGTAGACCCCAAAAACTTCAAGAGCTATGAAGAACTGGAGACAAAACTCCACCGTGTACTCAATGGTGCTGGTGGATCTACAACAAAGGCTGAGGATATGGACGATGTCCCAGCTGTAGCGCCAGCTCCGAAGGCAGAGGTTTCTTTATCACAACCAATGCCTGAAGCGAAAGCTGCTCCGGCTTCCACAAGCAGTTTTGATGATGACGATTTATCGTTCTTCGAGAAACTCGCTGAAGAAGACTAAAGGAAAGGGGGACTTCGGTCCCCCTTTTTTATTAGAACCGAGACCGACGCCTTGGGTTATTTTGTTTGGATGATGCGGGGACAGCAACAGTCGTAGGAGCGAATTGACTGAGGGTAGTTCTTGCATCAATCGCAGTTCCCCCGACAGCAACAGTTGGTGGTAAACCACCCCCTCCTGCTTGTTCTGCAGACTTCAGAAGCACCTCTCCACCATCGGTAGGGACAGTCGCCCGTAGCGCTGCTTCTATAGTTTTAAATATCTCATCCGACGAGATACGACCATCACCATTGACATCACGAGTAAATCTTGGTCTGCTGCGCCCCGAGCCTGCCCTTGTGGAGATAGCACCTTCATCAAGAAGCATGAGTTGTCTATTGATCTCATTCATTGCAGCAAAATTTTGTTCTGTCGCCGCATTGGCCATCTCAGCTACCAAAACTTTTCTTGCTTCCTGTTGCTCCGTAAGTTCTTCCCCGTCGCTGAACCAGTTCTTCGGATTTACACTATCAAGAAGATCTGAGAAAAATTCTTTAATACTTCCAACCGCATTTTCAAACATCTGAATGAAGCTGTCTTTAAATTTCGAAACTTGTTCGGCTCTAAACTCTGGGTCGGAAAAGAACTTGAATATATTTTTGATACCGTTCCAGATAGGATCGACAAGTTCGGTCAAACTGAATCCTCTCAAGAAATCAGCAGCGTCCTCAAGCCCAACCTTCTCAAGCAGCCAAGCAGGCAGTTTAATGAATATGAGATCAATCGCCTCAGTTATTCCTTTGACTAATCCGAGGAAACCTCCCTCTAACCCGTCAAAGAATTTGTCGAGGAAGCTTCTATCATCTGGTATTACATCACCGAATTCGTCATACTTAGGTTCTAAGTCGCCTACAAAGGATTTGTAGAACCCTGTAAAGAAATCAATAATACTGATAATAGCAGCAGTAACTGGTCCACCTACCAATCTTACGGCACCTTTAAGTCCAGGAACCTTAGTGATCATATCTCCAATTTTTGTAAACACACCAAGCACTTTATTCAAAAAGTTTTTAACAGGCTCGAGTTTATCTGTTATTGAAGAAAAGCTAAACTCTGAGACCCAAGTTGGCATAGTAAATGTAAGCTTTGCCTTAATATTGTTTATGGTCGTTTTTAGGGTCTCAAAGAATTTCGGTGTCTCGAATTTAGAAGCTGCTTCTGTAATTGCAGCCTTAGTTGAATTCACTTTATCTGTTACAGGCTGAAAGAAATTCTTTATGTTCGTTTTAATATCATTCACTATCAAATCTAAATCCAAACCAAAGTTTGCGAATGCAGCTGAAGGAGCCGCCTTTGCTGTTTGAAAGATTCCTTTGAAGACACCTTTGATATCATCAGAAAAACTTTTTAGGTTATCGGCAAACGTTAAATCTTTGAAGTCAATCAATTTAAATGTTGGTATGATGTCAGCCCAGCGCAAAGCTTTGACTGTATCCTTCACACTATCAAACCCCGTCCTAATTGTTTTGATAGCATCCATAGAGGCGGATACGGCAGTTTTAAGATTTCTGAAGTATTCTGGCATCTTCAAAGCTTTGATCCAAGCATCGAATCCTGTTGCAGAAGCCCAAAACGCAACAATCGCAGGTAAAGCCAAACTACTTAATTCTAATTTGCCGACGTCTTGCACATCAGCCTTTTTCCTGGATCCTTGATCTCCTCTTGAAGCTTCTCTAGCAGCCTCAAGTGCAGCAAAATTTGCCAGCTGTTGCTGTTCCATCTGCGCTCGAGCTATATTGACCATAGTGTTCTCGAGGCTCTGGACAGATTTAACCACATTCAACAAACCAGATCGAAGGCTTTTCTGTAGTCGTTGGCGATTATCTGTATTGGTTGCTTGTAGCTCTTCAAGCCCAGCAACAACTGGCAAATTACTCATTTTTATTTTCCTTTAGTATACGCC